ATCGCGATATTAGCATGTCCGCTATCTTTTTGTGGTAAGGTCTTGGCAATACTCATAATAAAGTGACCAATCTGCCCCTTTTTGATTGAACCACCTATTTGGTCAGCTTCGACAACCTCAGATTTTATTGAACTTCTATTACCTTGTACAAATGTCCAACCAGCAATATTGAAATCCGATAACATCGTCTCAAATTCACGCATTACGTTACCTTCACCAGCAAAATAATCATCGAATTTTTTTGATGGTTGAACACAATCGATATAATCTAATAGTATGATATCTGGTCTAAAACCCTCGGATATTTTCTTCTCAATATATTTTCGAATAGTTTTAATTGTTGTACCATCACTTGGGAATCTTTTAAGTTTAAGACTACCTTTTGATGTTTCCTCCCGTTCTTTTACTTTAGCAATAACTTCTTCTCGATATATACCAAGATTATTTAATTCAATACCTGTCCAACAAGCATAGTGCTTTCTCTTGATTACCTTTGGTTGGTCTTCAAAAAAGATTTGAAGAACGTTATAGCCATAATTAAATGCGCTATTAGCAATCTTAGTAGCTAATGTGGTTTTTCCAACCCCGAATGGCGCAACTACTACAGCTAATTCAGTTTTAGATAAACCACCATTCATAACTTCATCCAATTTAGGTATTCCCGTTGGAATTGGATTACGGTAATCATCAGCCAAAACTTCATTCATACCCTCGAATAACGTTGTATCATCATCTTTAGCATAACCGACATCCAATGCAGTTTTTATTAACTCACCTGCGGAATCAAAATTTTCAGATTTACCAGTATCTATAATCTTCTGAATCTTTTTTATCGCTTTACTTAATTCTTGTTGTTTACAGAACTTGATAGCTTCTTCTTGAATTAATTTAGGCGTTCTTACCGTTAAGGCTTTAATTTTATTCAAATGCTCTAAAGTAAAATTACGTAATATTGAATCACTTATTTGTTTAAGTTTAAGTTCAATTGTTGGGTAATCTGGTATTGAACCATAATTATCCTTTATGTTTTTTACTTCAATTACAATGTTCTTTAAATCAACAGTTTCAAAGTAGTTTGGGTCGATTGCATCAATTATACTTTCACCAAATTTAGTGTCTACTATTATTTGATTTATAAGGCTATATTGGTAGTCGACACCAAGATAACCAAAATTATTTTTTTCATTTTTACTCATATCAAAACTTTAAATTGTTGTTTTTATAAATACCTAAAAGTGGTATGCTAATTAACTTAATTTTCAGTTTTTTTATGAGTTACTCATGTGTTCTCTTATTACTCTGATGATATCAGGTATGATTTCTTTTATATTGATTTCATATCGAACTTTAGGTGGAAAAAAGTTCCCACTAAAGGCGGTTTCACCAATTAATCTTTCCTCGTTTCTTCTGGAATCAAAAAAAGTAACTTTAAAACCTATGATATCTTCATTTTCGAAAACATCACGTCTATCAATCATTTCTTCAGTTTGTTTGAAGTATGGGTTATAGGTTCTCCATAGAAAATCTACGCTATTTTCTTTAAGGAATGAAGGTATAAGCCCCATACCACCAAAATGGTCATTATTCATTCCTGATAGCTCATCCATCATTGGTTTAACATCTTTGAATCTTTCAAAATCAACATCTCTAACGGAGAAAAATCTTTTGCATAGAATGTTTCCGTTAATTGTCAGTGTGAATTCAAAATTCTGATGTGGTTTTCTTTCGTAATTGTGATTTGACATTTTTTTAATTTTTAATTTTTGTTATAATCTCTATCTATTAATTTTTTGAATTGTAAGAAATAATCTGACATATAATACTCTTTTATTAGGTCATCCAGACTATCACGTTTAACCATTTTATATACGTTCATTATACTTCTATCATCACTCAATGGTGTTTCAATAACATCGTAGAAATGTTTTATGGCTTTTTCAGTCATCTTTGGTTTCTTCAAATTGACCAATTCATCATTTATTTCATATAGTTTTACACCTTGAATACCGTCAGTAATCGAATTTAGTATATTATCTAACGCTTTAAGTGGTTTTTGTTTTTTTAATATTCTGTCTTCTTGAATTTTTTGTGCATCGATTAATATCTCTTCTAATTTAACTTCTCTTTCCGTTATCTGAGGAAAATGTTTAATAAGTGTATTCTCTTTTACACCCTTTATACCCTTTATACTGTCAGAGTTATCTCCAGTAATCGTTTTGATTAACGCAATATTTGTATGGTGGTGTGAAAAATATTCCTTATAATTACTTTTAGTCAGATATATTTTCTTATCGCAAAGATATAATTTTATATTGTCATTTACAAGTTGACAGATATCTCTATCGCTGGTACAAATAGTTATATCTTCATTCTCAGCTTTGTTTTCACAATAGAAAGCTATATAATCATCAGCTTCAACAACATCATCTTCAATTTGACGTATTGATAAGTGGTATAGATATTCCTTTACCATGTACTGCTGTAGTTTTTCATCCATGTCATCTGGTTTTGTACCAGTTTCATAGTTTTTACCACGGTCAGATTTATAGTCTTTATATATTGCGTATCTCAGTTTACCACTGAACTCACCATCCCAGAAAACGTATACTCTATGATATACGTCTTCGGATAGTAGTTTCTTTAGAATAGTTATGAATTGATATACACCACCAATATGTTGACCCTCTTTATTATAGGCATCATGGCTCCCGTGGTAACCTCTTTTGAATAATGCGTTACCATCAATCAAAAGGGTGTTTATTCTATCAATACGTTTACCTTTTTTCGGAGGTAATTTAGGCATTTACATTAGTTAAAATGGTTAAACATTCAGTTAATTTCAATTTGAGGTTTGAACAAAATCTTCTTCACTTAAACCTTGTTCTTCTTTAACGATTTCAAAATCAGTATAAGGTGTATTCAATCTACTCAAGATAAAATCCCTGTGTTGTGACTTATAATCATTTATCTTATCTGGATTCCAATAACCATGTGGTGTTGAAGCTATCTTACCTTGTTCTTCAATACCATTGACCTGATTCTTTTCACATCTAACTTTGGTTTCAATACCAAATTGGTAAGTTTCACCACCAGAAGTTGCTTTTAGCTTACTGGTTGAGTGTGTTAGAATTCCACCAAAATGGACAATTACTCTGGCTGAATAAAACAATGCTTCACCACCTTTATGTTTAACCACTTTGTTTTCATTATCCAACCAAATTTTTTGAACGACAGCAAAAGTATTGGTATATGGTTTACCCTCTTTCTTTGAAGATGGTATTCTATAATTAACCAATGTTTTAAATGCTGACTCCATAGCACCTGCATTCCATTGATTGTTGTTGTTCTTTGATGTTGCAGAACGGAACCCGTTTATTGAACCAACAGAATCCCACAAAAAACATAGGTTTCTTGGTAGGTCACCATTTTCTTGTGCATCCAACAAATCATTGATTAATTTAGCAACGTCCTCAATTACTGGCTCAAATCTAAGTGGTTTGGTACCTTCTTTACCTGAAGAGTAATCGTAATTGTGATATCTTTTTAATAGGTCATCACCACTGATAAAGATAAAATCACCGTCATAATCATATATTTCACCAGTTGTTTCATCCACAATTTCAGTGAATTGAACCCCAATATTTCTAGCATGTTCCCAATTCCAGTTACCTTCAGTTTCAATGATTACTGGTAAATCACCAATTTTTTGTGCGCCAGCAACAGCTTCATAAATTGCAGTTGATTTACCTGTATTACTGTAACCTCTAAATGCGGTTACATAACCTCTTGCAAGTCCAGGCATTTTTAACGCATCATGATAGGCTTCTGACATTGGTATCCACGATATTTCCTTTTCTTTAATGGTCACGTCATAACCATTATTCTTTTTAAATGAATCTAAGTCAAACTTTCGATTAGCAGTGTTAGTTTCTGTAGTTTTTTTAGGTGCTTTTTTTGCCATTTTTTTTATTTAGTTTACATAATGTTATTTTTACTTTTGGATAAAAAAATAAGTGGAGTTATTCCACTTATTTTTTAATTACCCAAGATTAATGATTAGAATGGTAAATCATCGTCATCATCGTCAGCACCAACAGTTGCTGGTGTTGAAACAGCGGTGTCATCAGTTGTCAAGTTTGAACTTGATGAACCCATTGTCAATTCACTTTCCAAATCACCCATAGATGTATCGGTTTGTGAATCATTATCCTCAGACAATGTGTCTTTATCAACCCAGCACTCCTTTACTTTATCCCAAGCTGGAACACCACCACGAACAACGATTTCCAAATAATCATATGATTTAACCGCATAGATACCGTCTCTCCATGTTCTAGTATCACCTAACCACGCTTTAACTTTTGATTCATCTTCTGACAACGGACTCTTATCCAATTGGATAATTGATTGTACAACTGGTGAACCGTTTGAATTTCTAGCTAGATTTATTTGTAGGTCACGACCTTCTTTTACATCAGCCATATCGTGTTTAACTGCTTTATAGATACCTACAATTTTATCGAAAGTACCAGTTTTTTGCCAGTTATCTGCAAATCTCCAGAATTTTACACCCTCACTTTCTTTGTCTCTATCGATTACTTTTACAATGTAGAATTTACGTACATTGAATTTTTTTGCAAGCTCTTTACTCTCTTCAGTACCTTCTGCTCTCAAAGCGTTTCTTGTCTCACAGAAAGGACAATCTTTACCCTCTTCTTTATCTAAACAAGGAAATGTTTTCCACTCACCATCAAGTTTATACTTGTGGGCATGCATTTCAATAAATGGGGTTGCTTGGCCTTCAGCAGCTGGAAGGATTCTAATAACTTTAGTACCTTCTTTAACACCCTCAGGGAGATAAGTGCTGAAATAGTTAGCTAGGTCGTAAGTTTTAGCTTGAAAATTTGAATTGCTACCAGATTCTTTGTACTGGTTTAAAATTGCTTCTAATGGATTACTCATGTTTTTTAAAATTTTAATGTTAATAATTATTGTTATGTTATATATGTAGTCGTATAACACACATTGCAAATGTACCACAAAATTGCTCTGGTGTCAACAGTTATGTTAAAAAAAATGTAATTAATTTATGTCCTCCTCTTCAAACTCACCAAAACTATCTCTGATATCGGCATTTGAAAAGTCATCAACATCCGCCTTAGTCAATACATATTCTTTTGGTTTTGTCTCACCCATACTACTTTGTGAACTGGCTACAGTAGTCACTTTATCAGAATGGTCTGACCAGAAATCACTCAATTTAATATTGTATGGAAACGAGTCCAATGAACGCATTTCAATCTTTTCTGTAGGTGTTGGATTACGTTTTTGAATTTCAGCACTCACTGTTTTCAATTCACTATCCAATGAATCTATCTTCTTACTCATTTGAGTCATTGAATTTACTTGACTGGCCAATTTATTGAAGTTATCAATCAATTCAGCCATCTTAGCACTATTCTCTTCAGAAGAAGTTTTAAGTTCATTAGATGTATTAACTAAATCAGTAACATCAACCTCAACTTCATCACCACCCATGTCATCAGCTGGTTCTTCATCACCAAACGTATCTTCATCACCACCCATATCATCAGCTGGTTCTTCATCACCAAAAGCACCTTCATCACCACCCATATCATCAGCTGGTTCTTCCTCTGGTTTTTCAGCATCATCTGCTGGTGGTAATTCAGCTTCTAAGTCTTTAAGTTCAGCGTCAACTTCGTCATCTTCAGCCTCATTGACACCATAAAAAGAATATTCTGAAATTTGCATGAATCGCTTCGATTCTTCCGTAATGAGTTTATCTATGTTAAGTTTTTTCATATCAAGTAAGTAGTTGTCTTCCGTCTTGTGTTATTACTTTTTTATTCATAACCTCAATAAGACTTTTGTCATTTTTAATTATGCAGACATCATCATTACATTCGATTGTCTGTTTTCCCTTGTTCTCATTCTGAGCAAGAAACTCATCAAGCTCAGTGAATAGTTTTTCTTTTTTATTATCCATAACAGTTTTATTTAATGAATGTTATAATAGTAAATATCTTGAAATGACTAAAAAATTCTTTTTATTTCATTAATAATTAGTTCATTTTCAAATGATGTTATGAACTTATTCTGATATTCAGACCAATCAATTTTAAATGAACTATGGTCAATATTACCTGTGATATCAGGATTAAGCGTCTCAATCAATCGATTAAGCCCGTTTATTGTATAAAGACAGTCACCTTTTTTATGAACTATCAATGAGTTTGTAAAATCCTTACTTATATTTAATTTCTCATTATTTGAAACTGAATATCTGAAGGTCATTATATAGTGTTCAGGGTTGTCAACATTAATGTACTTGAATATGTGTTTTTCTTTAATATCAAACCTACCCTCCATAAATCCATAAAACCATTCAAGCTTGTCTATTTCAACAAACGTGGCTATGATTATTTGTTTATCGCTCATCGTTAATTATAGAATATAGGTATGGTATGTACTTATAATCGTTTTCGTACATATTCATATAGTCTTTATATTCTATAATTATCTCGTTACCATGCAGAAAAACATCTGATAGTTCTTTTATTTTGGATATTATTTTTTCTCGGTCATCACCAATGAATTCATAGAACATTATATTGATTCCCAATATGAATCCTTTAGTATAGATATACATCATATCCTTATGATGGAAGGTAATTATTTTATCGTCCTTTTTCTCTATCTTATCAAACATTTTCTGATGTTTATCTTCGGACATGAGTAATGGGTCGATAAAATAGTAATTTACATCTTTTACAATTTTACCATAACAATGTTGTGAAAACTCATAAGTGTCTAAGTCATGATAACTTCGATGTTCATCTAAAGTGAATGTCCAATAAGTATCATCATCAATCTTTCGGTCTAAAATACTAATCGTATCACCGAATAAGTCTTTGATTTTATCATAACCAACGAATAATACTGGTGAATGTAATTCTTTATCGTATTG